TTTTTTCTAAATGTTTTATTAACTCTTTAACTAACATAAAGTGCACCTCACTTGATTTTTAATATAAATATACAGATTTCCAGACTAAAAAGAAAGGGGAACGTACGTTGTCAGATAAACAGAAAAAGCGTTATTACTGGCTTAAATTGAAAGAAAATTTTTTTGAAGAAGACACAATCGAGTGGTTAGAAGAACAACCCAACGGAAAAGAGTACTGCTTAATATACCTAAAATTATGTTTGAAATCTTTAAAAACTGATGGGGTGTTAGTAAGGAACGTCGGTAGCATGTTAATCCCTTACGATGCTGAAACACTCGCTAGAGTCACAAATTCCACCGTTGACACTGTAAAAGTTGCGATGGATTTATTTAAGAAAATAGGATTAATCCAGTTGCTCGATACTGGTGAAATATATATCAATCAACTCAATGAACTAGTTGGATCAGAGACAGAAGCAGCCAAACAAAAACGCTTGCAAAGGTCGAAGGTGGACAATGTCCCTAAGTTGTCCTCTGAATGTCCTGAAAATGTCGCCCAGAGTATAGAGTTAGAGTATAGAGATAAGAGTATAGAGAAAGAGAATAAAGAAGAGCCAAAGAAACCTCCTTGTAAATATTCTGACGAACATTTACGTCTTGCTGAAAAGTTAAAAAATAATTTAATCAATGATTTTCCAAGTGAAATGAAAAAAGTGAAGATTGAAAAATGGGCAGATGTTTTCAGATTAATCGAAGAACGAGATCAACAAACTATTGCAGCAATTGACTATGTTCTTGATTGGTTACCGACAAATTCATTCTGGTTTGGAAACATCAGAAGTGCTTCTAAGCTAAGAGCTCAGTTTGAAAAACTAAAATTTGAAATCAAGAATGAAAAAGAACGTGGGCAGCAACGAACGGCTTACCAGCGTCAAAATGTTAGGACTGAAAATTTACCAGAATGGGCAAAAGAACCAAATAACCAGCAAGAAGAAAAGTTATCGCCAGAAGAGCAAGCGGAACTTGATAGACAAATAAAAGAATTCATGGAGGGAAAATGATGAACGAATTAGTTAAATTAGTAGAAGAATGGGCGAAAGAAAAGCATTTAGATAAAGCAGAGCCTGAAAAACAAATGCTAAAAGTGATTGAGGAAGTCGGAGAAGTTGGCGCTGCATTGGCAAGAAACAACGAAAACGACCTAAGAGATGGTATTGGAGATGTGGCTGTGACATTAATTATTCTCGCTATGCAAAATAACATGGACTTATACGAATGCTTAAATCAAGCATATAGCGAAATCAAAAACCGCCAAGGAAAAATGGTAAACGGAGTATTCGTCAAAGAAACCGATTTGTAAGGTTTGGGGTGGAAAGAAATAATGACAAAGTACCCAACACAAGAATTAAAAAACAAAAGAAAATCTCATGTGCAATTCATGAGTACAGAGGCAATGAAGAATATTTATGAGCTAGGCTATCCCTTTGAATACTTCGAAGATAGTTGCCAATTTGCGATTGAAACGCCTATAGGTGTCATTGATTACTTTGGAATAAATGGCACTTGGGTTGTCCGCAAAGGACAAGACCGAGGGAAAGGCATACGAAAATTGAAGCAGTACATTAAAAACAGAGTAGGTGATCACGTGGAAAAAGTAAAAGTAGTGAAATGCGCTGGGTATTTGGATAAAGACGGGAACATCACTAATCAAATTAAGAAGGCGATGCATTTTACAGACGATGAATTAGCAAATCTTGCTGCAGAAGTGGCAGGTGGAAAGGTCGTAAACGTTGTAATTCCACCAGAAAAGCCAAAACAATTACTTGAAAAAGTGAAAGAAGAATCATTTCAAGAAAAAACAAAGAAGAAAACCAAGAGCAATCAGTCTTGGATGAATAAGAAATAATTTGTTGGTTTTTGTAGCGTGATTTAACCGTAGCTAGATTTAAAAACTAGTTTAGGGTAATTAATCATAAATGATTTGAAACGCCTTAAATCGAAAAATAAAGCGGTGAAATTGTGAGGTAAAAAAATGAAATTAACTAGTGTGACATTTAAGCCGTCGGCTGAACGTTTTCCGCCAATTGTGGCAATAGATTTAGACCAATTAACACCAGATGAATACGTGACACTTAGAAATTTGGGGTATGACACGCAACTTTCTAAAATTACAAAAAGGACCTTTGAAGAGTTAGAAGGCCATTTGGGAATTCGAGGAGACGTTGCAAAGAAAAATGGATTTTATGTATTAGTTAAATAATCAGAAAGGAGTGGAGTTTGTGGCCACAGTAAAGAATTCTTTACTCCTTTGAAATTATGGAAATTATAGCGAAGAGTTATTTTTCAGGTGCTGGTGGAATGGAT